GGACGTTCTAATACCTTCATTAACAGCTTTCGTTCTAAATGTGCTTTCATCAGCAATACAAGATGCTTTTAAAACTACAAGATTAGTAAATGCATCATCAAGAGTATTAGTATCAGTAGGATCAGGACTTAAACCAGATGTAGTAAAATTAATAATATAATCTATATCAAATTTAACATCTTGTTCAACATATCTTGCTGCTACTAATATTAGTTGCTGTAATCTACTATCACTATATGTTGGGGTGGCACCCAAATCATTAATTAGCACACGGGTCATAGTAGTCATTGTGTCTTGCCATGCCATAAATTAATCTCCAGATTGTATATTTATACATACACCTAACAAAAAAGGCCGGCCACTAGGGCCAGCCTCTTTTGGTTTAACATGCTTTGTAGATCACTATCAGATACTGCCGAGTAGTACTCTACGGTTATCGAGAACAGCGAAGCCCTGTTCAGCCCAACCATAGAAACCTGCTCTCTTCTGACGATGAAGAGTATCGTCCTCGAAGATTTGTACTTCTTGACGAATTGGCATAATGAAAGAATCGCGTCTGCGAAGATCAAGACCGACCACAATTTCTTCCTTGCCTGATGGTAGAGCACCAGATAGGGTGTTTGTGTAGAAGGTTTGATATTGCTGACCAACACCAAGTTCATCGCGATCATGTAGATTGATGCCAAATACACGATTGAGTGTACCATCAGCAGCAACATAGATCTCACGACGAGTGATTTCGTCTACCTGATCTAGACCCCAGTTACGGATATCTTCCATAGCCTCTGGAGAGACATAAAGATCAGTTAGCATACCACGATTCTGACTAGCAGAGTTACCACCACCGTTACGACGCATAACGGTCTTCATTAGACTTACAAGACGCTTGGTGAATTGACCTTGTGTGGCATCGTTGTCATAAACAATGATGTTGCGGTCAACGCCAGCGGCTAGTAGTGTATTCCAGCCGTCATCGTTCATCTTCTTGACGAATTGTGCTTCGAGAACTTCCATAGCACGACCAACAACGTCCCAACGGGCATCGCGAGCATACTTTAGAAGATAATCGATACTAGCGCCAATGTCATAGGTTGGAACCATGACGTAATCGCCTTCAACATGACGTTGTGGAATATAACCATGGTTTGGAATGGTATAGGCCACAAAGTCTTTTTCGGTGCCAGGAGCAACGAAATCAAGTGGAAATTCTGGAGTAGCACTTTGAGCCAGTTGGATTGGCTCGAAAATGTCATCTAGAATATCGCCATTCAATACGCCCTTACGAAGAGGAAGCTCTAGAGCCTTAGCAAACTCATGGTTTGCAGCCATTGCTTCTTCTTTATTTACTGAACCAGAACGAACAAGAAGATCTGTTAATTCTGGAGTTGCTTCAAATCTATTATTGGTCATATTTTTCTCCCTTATGATTATCTGATATTAATGTCTACTTTTGCATAACCGTCAGCATCTTTGGCGCTCAAGAAGGTGCCTACTGGAACGAAAGCACCACCCACAAATTGACCACTAGCGGTAGCTGTTAGGTTACCAGTAGCGTCGTAATATGCAGGATTACCAGCAGTTGGAGTTCCAGTGATATTGTTAGTAGTAACTTGACCTCTACGTAGTAGAGTTACCTTACTACCAACCTGAACCTCGTCTTTGTGCCAATTGATGTGTTGTCTAGTTAGATCATAGTTAACAACATCATTTAGCAATAGACCACCTGGATTGGTGCCAGATGAAGTTGTGCTTGGATAAGCAACAACAGCCCTAGCATCATCCATACTTACGCCTGAGCCACTTGTGCTAAATACTACGATACCACCGCGAGTAGCGGTTGTACCCATAAAAAATGAAATATCTGTGAATGTTTCAACGCGATCTGCTTTTAAAGCCATGTTCATTCTCCCTTATTAAGTTTTTTACCTAGTCTACTATAAACGAAATCAACTAAGGCAGCTCTTGTGTTGTGTGATTCAATTTCTGTTTCACTACCAACACTAAGATCAATGTCTTTTTCAACTTCTGCTGTTTCAAGAGCATCAGAAATTGTAGCGAGTGGGTGTTGACTATCTTCTGTTTCTAAATTAGTATTAGTCTTAACTTCTGCTACCTTGACTGGTTTAACCGCAGCAACTAGTGTTGTGATAGCATCAAAAGATGCGTCATCAACATTTTCTAGTGTGTCGATCACATTGTTAACAACCTCTGAATCTACACCACTCTCAACTAGTGTGGCGACTCTTTTCATTTTCTTTTCTTTTTTCATTGTTTCAGCAAGCTCTTTCTTTTTTGTTTCTAGAGCAGCATAAACGTTATTAAGTTCGGTCTGCATTTTAGCCATTTCTTCATTTTTCTTTTGAAGCATGGTCTCTTGCATAGCCATTTCTTCATTTTTCTTTTGAAGCATAGCTTCCTGCATATCAAGTTCTTCTTTTTTCTTTTGAAGATCTTCTACCTTTTTCTTAAGTTCTTCTTCGTGCATTTCAGCGATTTGCGCGTCTGGAGGAGTTGCTCCTGGATATAGCATATTCATGCCTTCTTTTTCTGTGATAGCAGCTACTTCTTGATTGTCAGTCTCTACACTCATTATGTTCTCCTTTAAATTGGCTTGATTTGAAAATACACCTACTTGTGAAAAAGACTCATTTTTTTCTTTATTAAGTTCGATACTGAGTACTTGTTTATCAAAATTAATATTATCTTTAGTAAATATAACGCTATCTGGATTAGCTGGCTTGCTTACAAACCCCTTTCCAGAAAATGTTATATTTCTTAATACTCGACCAATTTTATAATTTTGATGTTCACCAAGACCACCATATGCTCTTAAATGTTTAGTTAAAAATGCTGTTTCAGAATTTCTTGGTAAAATTTTATATTGTGCAGTTGTTTTATCAATTAATCCATAATCAAATCCACTAAAAAAACATTCCATACTTACATACTTATTACCAGACTGTATCTCGTTAATTAGTTGTGCGGTTCTGGATTTGAGATCAGGGTCTGTAAAACCAGTATAAATTACTGAGCCTGTTAAAATATGAAATTTTTCTGGTAGATCTTCAACAGGGGTATTTTCGTCGATAATATTTCCATTTGGCATGATTGGCCAATTAGATGTAATATGACCAACTATTGTGGATTCATCGTGTTCTAAATTTGTGGGTTTATCTTCTGGAGTATTCCTAGCTGCCCAAACTTCTGCTTTATCAAATATATCATCATTTTTATTCCAAGAACTTGTGACAAGGATTGATTGTGTATAATACAAATCTTTGTCATCAATACCAGCAAGCGCTTTGATATTAATTTTTGAATTACGAGATTTGGGGACTGGTGATTGGACTAATTGTGAAGCATAAACTATAGAAGCTTTTGCAGATAGGGCTTGTGATAGACCATCTTCAATTTCTTGTGGATAAATTTCCATAATTTGCCTTCTTAAAGTGTTATTCGGGAATATACACCGTTTTATACAAATAAGCTTTTGTATATTTAATTTCTTCGGAGGTTAATGACCTATTTATTTCATTATTAATTAGTTTAATAAAATTTTTATAATTTATAAAATCATGATTAATATCAATACTATTTAAAGTATTGAGTTTAGACAAAACTAACTCTTCCGTTACTTCTTCAAAAGGCTCTAATGATAATAGGATCTTAGTTTTGACATCTTCTGCTTCATCATATTCACTACTGGATAAGCTTCTCATATTTTTTTTATTATAAAATTCTAATAATTGAGGGTTCATTATATCAGAAATTTTATCTTGAGATTCTATAGCCCAAATATTTAACGAGGCACCAGTTTGTGGGCTAAACTTTTTCGTTTTTCTTTTTTGAGTATCTTTAACATTTTTTGGCCTACCTTGTCCTGATACTCCTGTTGGTTGATTTGTATCCTGTGGAGAACTACCGAAACCACCAGCTTTAGGAGCTGCTGGAAATTGTGCTTTCATTTCAAGTAGATTAAGTTCATTTCTCTTTTTGGGTTCTAGTTCTAAGCCTACTTGACTTGGCGCTGCTATGCCAAGTTGTAGAGCAATCTTTTTCAAGCTCTTATCAAAATTAGCATCATGATAAGGTCCAGCCTTTTTAGTCATACGATTACTATCTCTTTCTGAAGATTCTCTATTAATTCTGGCTTTTTCAATATCAGGATCAACACCAAACATTCTTTGGATAAGTTCATCACTAATAATATTACGATCTGCTAATTGAATTAATAATGCTTTTTCAGCGTCTTCATTACTAAGATCCATTTTATCAAATTCAATTTTAGCTGGGTAACGGAAACCCATAGCTTTTTGAACTAAAGCAATTTCTTGTTTCCAGAATGCCATTAGTGTTTTACGTCCATACTCTAATCTTTGAGTTAGTGTTTTTAGACTAATAAAATTATTAGTAGTACCACCACCGCCAAATGTTCCTGTTAGTGTTGGTGGAATACCTAGACCAGCATAAATAGCATTTAAGTGTGGTATATATTTACCTTCTCCCAAGAATTGATGAACACTAGTTTTACTCTCAATTAATTCAATGTCTGGACCCCAAATAAGATCCATTGTACCACCACCAACATTATTACCAAGAATATTACTTAGTTTGGTTGCCGCAGATGCTGTTGGTGCAATTTTGTGCTCTAAACTACCAAGTTTAAAAATACGAATATTGTTAATAGCACCATCAAGAGCAGTAACGTCAGCAAGTTTAAGTTTTTCTACAATATTAATATCATCCATAATAGCATAGATCATTGGATATGCCCAGCTCTTCCAATCGTCTTTTTTATAATGGAAAACTAAAGTTTTATCTGTGTCCAGCATATATGCTTTTTTCTGTCTTGCTGCCTCAATAATAGCTGGTGGTAATTGTTCAACGATTTTCTTTTCTGCTTCGCTCTTAGGACTATTAATAGTTTTACGTAAAATAGGAGGTAAAACAATAGCGTAGGATTTATCTCCAACAAATGATGATAATGCACCTCCTACAATCTCAATACATACTGGATCAATAAAAGTATATCTCCATGGAATTTCTCTTTTTTCCACCTTAAGATCATCGCTATTAACGATTAAATCTGGAGATGCCACACTCTTGTAAAGATTATCTGTAACTTTTAAACTGATTTTAGCTGTTTGACGATTTATGACAACATTACCTACTCTATACAGATTATTAAGAAATCTTTCACTTCTTTCTTCACCTTTAATTTTTTCAAACCAATTTCTATAAAATCTTTCAATACGTTTATTTGGATGAACAAGTCTAATGCCCTGACTAGCAAAATCACCCATAAGATCAATTACATTTTTTACTAAACCAACACGATTATAAATAGCGTCTGCTTTACTTAAAATGCCACGAATGTGTGTTGGCACACTTTCTTCTGGACGAAAATAATCATAATCTGCACGAGTTAATCCAGGACGTCCAGATGTAAGACCATCAAGATTAGAAAAATCGAGACGATAACGGCTATTATTGGCTACGGTTTTATTAACAAGACCAAATTCATCCAAACCTTTGCTAGCCTCTGCTAAAGCTTCACGTTTATCGGCTAAATTACCATCCTCCCATGTAACATAAGCATTCAGAGGCTGATCCTGAGTAGCATCAGGAATATTTTTATTTTCTTGATCTTTTTTTCTTGGCATAATAGTATTGTAATATGATTATGATGGAATTATAACTTATATACACAATTAACGGTAAATACCCATATAGATATTATCGTTTCCGTTGCCAATAAACCAATTCGGCCCTTTATACATTTGACCATTATGATCAACAGCATCTTTAGCATTAATTCCAATAACATCATAAGTAAAAGGGGTTAAAGATCTATTCAATTGTCTAGCTAACATATTAGCAATAATTAAAGCACTATATCGATCTTTTCTTAGTTTACCCTTTTTACCATTTGGTAATTTAATTTCCGGAGTATCCCACCTATCTCTAGCATTTGGGCCAGTGCTAGTTTGAGTCATAACTATAGTAGTTAATTCATTTTTTAATTCTTCTATCTCTAATAAACATTCACTTTCATTATCATATAAATTATCAAGGTTAGAATCTAAAATATCTTTACCGTCTTTATCTAAAGCCAATGCTAAACTAAGTTGATCGAATCTTGGAAATAATAAAACTTTATCTTCTAAATCTTTTCTTAAGCCATGATTAGCCTGAGCTGTCCAATCGGCTCGTGCAAACTGAACTAGTTCTAAAATATGCAAGCCCTGTTGATCATCTGTGTCCTTGGGCTTATCACCAATAGCTGGCCATATTAATTGTTCAACATCTTCTATTTTACTTGGATCATGTAATGCTTCTTCAATAGCAACTCCACCACCCTGAGCATCCATACCAATTCTGACACAAGGAAATATCTTCATGAGATTACGAATTTTTCTAGCACAGAATCCGTAGAAGTCGTGCTCATTAACTAAACCAGTCTTTTGCCTATCTTTAAAATTATTTCTATTGGTTGTCCAACAATAAACTACTCTATTATGTGTTGGATGCAATTCAATAACTATTATACTAAAATTATCTTTTTCAGATGCTGGGTCGATACCGTAAACATATTGAAGATTAGGATTTCCTTTAGTGCTAACATCAAATACTACTGGAGATCCATCAATAATAATTGGTCTAGTATCGTTGGCAACACAGCTTTCAATGAGTGATCTTCTAAAAAAACCATCGCTATCTTCTGTAAAACAAGCCGCATATTCCATATTATAAATACCAGTATGTATTGTTGCTTTGGCTCTTGATACTTGCTTATCATCCATAAAGCCCTTTGGAATTAATTCATATGGAATTCTAACAATACTATAATCTTTCCAATTAAAACTATCCGGTACTTCGCCCTTAAAGATTTCTTCCAGTTTGGTTTTATCACCCTTACTATTGATAATAGCCTTATATCTTTTCCAATACTGAGCAAAATGTTTAAAACTATAATCTGCTGTACCAGATATAATTGCCTGATTCCCTTTTTTAATTTGTACTGCTTCTAATTCATCATTCCATAATCCAGCATCTTTCATAGCTGCTTTTTTAGCTTCTTCTTTAACGTTTTGAATAGGACTAGCACTAACAGCAGCGAACCCTGATACTACAGTTTCATAAATGTCAGGAGATATTGATGCGAACTCGTCAGCGATGATGATATGTGCTCTTAAACCTCTGATCTTACTACCATCACCCATAGGAATAGCAACTGTCCAACTCTCGCCCAATCTCATGGTACAACGATCAACATCTCGACGCGGACCATCATCGTTACCTGTAAAGATACTTCGTAATATGGGACTATTACGCCATATTGTTTCCATATACTCAAATATGATTTTACTCTGTCGAAAAGCGGCTCCCACTACCACAATTTTAGTACCAGGAACAAAAACACACTTTAGTATACAATACAGTGCCATTAAAAAACTTTTACCAAAACCACGACTAGCAATGAACATGGGAAATGATGTGTTCCAAAATTCTTGTAATATAGATATTTGTATAGGATGAAGTTCTATACCAAACATTAATTTGCATGTGCTACCAAAATACTTTGGATTACGAAACAAACGCAATAGATGCAGATCAGGATTTTCTATATCATCCTTGTCTCGTCCTATCATTGGATTGTGATTCACCACGAGATCGTTTAGATCTCCTAGGCCCAACCACGCATCATCAAATTTTTTCTTGACTATTTTGGTTTCCATATTTCTCGTATATTCTTTTCATAATGCCCACGGCCACTCTTTCTGCTGTTTCTGCACTACCACAAAACAAGATATGAATATTGTGATTGAGTTGAGACTGAACCAGATATTTCATAATATAATTACCACTAATTTTTAGTTTATCCCATAATTTTTTAGGCACGTCGCTGCCCACAGGAAAACTATAAACATCATCAATATCAAATTCTAATAGCATAAAACTGTGCGGTATTTGGCCAAGTCGATTGAGCACATCTTTGAATCGACTCTCTGTTATATTATTAGCAATCTCACTAACACTCTTTTTTCGTTCTATGGCCAAAATATTTTCTAGTCCCTCTATGCTATAGTCTCCAGTATCTAATTTCTTTTTGGATGTGGTATGCAATCCAAATTCCCATGGCATTTGTTCTCTGGTATCTATAATGACTGTAAAAGGATCTTTGGTCATGTTTTGCCTTTTAGTTTATTTAATATCAATTGGCTAAAAAATCCACAATAATTTTCCTCATTATCCTTTATAAGATCATGATGAATTTTGCAAAGGGAGATGCCGTTATTAATGTTATATCTTAAACCGGGGAAATCGGCCCACTTATTAATATGATGAGCATGAATTTTAAGTTTGGAGTTGCATCCTGGCCATTGACAGGTATATTTATCTCGTGACTTTATATGTTGTCTCCATTTTTTATATTGTGGATCATTATAATTACGCATTAATTATCTTCTTTAAAAGCACTAGTGCTATTTAGTATGGGACTATCAACTTTATGATCAGCATATTGATGATATTCGTAAAGGTTTTGTTTGGCCTTTTCTGTGGCCATGGCCAATATCTCCATTTCTCGCCCCTCTTTTTCTCTAATGTCCTCGTCCTCTAGCATGCGAATCAAACCCACCCAACTACTTTTACCATCTTCAATACGCTTGATTCTTTGCTCTCTGGTCGCTTTTAAATCTTTGCTAATCTTTTGCTGCTCATTTAATAGTTTAGTATACTCGTTGGTATAACTAGCAATACTATTTCTTGCAAAACTTAATTGAGTTTCCAGGTTGGCCAGTTTTGGGATATCACGATCACTTTCACTTTTTTCATATTCTTTATCCACTAATTTTTGTAGTTTTTCCGTTTCGCTAATATGACGCTTGCGCTCTTTCATGCTACGATTAATAAGAATATCTATTGTAATAAATTGTTTGATTTGTAATTCTTCGGCTGGTAAAACGTCCTCTCTGAATTGTTTAATTAGGCCAACCCACGTATCCTCAAAATATTCTAGTTCGCCACTATCCTCATCAAATTGCCGCACAATCTCATTCCAGAAAGTTTTACTATGTAGTTTTCTTTTTAATATTTCATTCTCGCTCTTGTCGTGCAAACTATACAATTGCTGCTCATCGATATATCGATTTATAGGATCCACATTTCTATTTAATGCTGAGGCTATTTGTTCAGCAGACAATGATCCTATACTATCTGTTATAAACTTCTCCTCGTCTAAACTTAGTTGTCCGCGCTTTTTACCCATCGTTGTCCTCTAGTATATTTTTAATATGAGCTATTAGTTTTTCACTATCGCTCTTGCTAACTTTACCACCATTTTTAAGTTTTAGATATGTTATTCGGTTTTCGCCGTTTAGATTTTCCTCTATCTTATTTACTATCTCTCCATTGCTAATTTGAGAAAATAAACTATCCTCTTGAGTGGTAAATGCTGATCCATAATCTTTTAATTCGTCTATGGTGCTTAGGTGCATCAGATTCTTTTTGGTGCTATTTCTAGAGTGCCAGTGAACATATTCTGAACAATCATTTTTATCATTATATTTACTACAACCACTATAGCTTTTAGCCAAGTGGGGATCGTATAGTGGACAACTTAAGCAGGGTTTGTCGGGCCTTTGATAGTTGTCTCGTTTGTAATTAAAAAGTCGATTTCTAACGTGGGTCCACAAGAAATTCTCAAGGGGCCTTTTGTGATCATAATTTTGAAGACCTTCCAGAGCAAAGATGCTAATCTGTTGCTTCATATCCTCTATTTCATGATATCCAAATTTAAATTTGTATGCTAATTTCTTGCTTATAATATCGATAACTTTTAATAGTTCGCTTTCATCAATCGCTTTCTTTTTCATCATTTTCTTCTATGAGCTGACCTATGGATTTGGTTTGTTCAGCTAGTAGATCTTCGCTAATATTAACATCACTATTAGCTACAACATGCAATACGCTTGGGATAATAGGGTCAATATTCACGGTTGTCTCCTTGCATAAAATGAACAAACTTATACCATATAGTATGTTTTGTACACATTTTGTCAAAAAAGGGAAATATTTATGGGTTCATATAAAAAGTGGAGTGATGCAGAATTGAGCTTTGTTAGGGATAATCTTAGTGTTTTGAGTGATGGGGAATTGGCCAGTAAACTCAGTGAGATGACTGGTGAAACTATTACTTATGGTATGATACGGCGTCAGCGTCGTAAATTGGGTGTTGTGAAGCCAAGGGGCAGACGCAAGAAGATTGCTGAGAATTCTCAATCATGATCAAAGCATTAATAGTTAGTTTAATAATGGTATTTTGTATGGGTGCTGGTCCGTGTTGGACCAAAACTCATTATATTAGTAGTGTGCCTGTGGTTGTTGGTACAGCAATTAGCGTACCATTAATTCAACCATTTCCAACTCAACCTGTTCCGTATGTTGTTTATCAACCAGTAATGGTGCAGCAGAGGCGGTTGGTAACTGTGGTGGAAAATAATGTGACATATGTGCCACTAGCATACACATATTATCCAGCTATAAATTATGGATATGAGTATCAGCCGTGGGTTGGATACAACTACTAAATCAAGATAAAAGAATCTTGAAATTAAGGAGCAGGCATCATTGGGTGCTTGCTCTTTTTTTTATAGTTATTACTGGCTATTAAACTGGCCAATTATTTTATGATGGTTGGATTGTGTGTGGACCACCCCGGCTTTTTTGATAAAACTCTGCCTATATTAACAAAAATAGAAAAACCCCCTAAATCATTATCGCATAAGGAGTTATGACGAGTGGAGTGGGCCGATTTGACGTAACTCGTTATATCACAAG